AGAAGAGAATCTTAGAAAAGGAAACCGCTATGAGTAGCAAAGCCAGAGGGTTAGCTTCACTAGGTAACGTCTATTCAGACGGGCAGCTAAGTCATAAAAACCTGATTATCAATGGTGCTATGCAGGTGGCGCAGCGTGGGACGAATGTTACTGGGGTTACGAGCAATGGCTATTACGCATGTGATCGCTGGTTTTCAAACATCCAGAACGGGACTTGGACAATATCCCAAGAAACAGATGCCCCCTATGATTTCGCTAACTCCATTAAATATCTCTGCACTGCATCTGGTGCCGCAGCTGTAGTTCAACATGCTCAGATCATTGAGGGCGTAAACGCACAGCAACTCGCTTATGGCACGTCCTCTGCAAAAGATATTACAGTGAGTTTCTGGGTCAAGTCTAACGTTACGGGAACTTATGCCTTTAGGCTTTACAACCCACAGGGCGTAGATCGTCTGATCTCTCGAAACTATACAATCAACAGTTCTGGGGTATGGGAGCATAAAACTATTACGCTTGCTGGGGACACTCTGCGGGATATTGCAAACGGTAATGTTTACGGGATTAACGCAGCATGGTGGCTCTCAGCCTCTTCTGCGTTCAACAGTGGTTCTACTAGCACAGTCTGGCAAGATTACGCAGGTGTTAATGAGGCACCAAATCAGGTAGACGTAGCTGCGGCAGTAAACAACTACTGGCAAATCACAGGCGTCCAGTTGGAAGTAGGCGACACCGCCACCCCCTTCGAGCATCGCAGCTATGGGGATGAGTTGGCGAGGTGTCAGCGGTATTACTTCCGTCACAATCAGAATGGAAACACAAGTCAATTCATGGCTCATGGTACAAGTAGTCCAGGTGGAATACAAGTCATGGTTCATTTCCCTGTTGAAATGAGGTCTATACCCACATGTAATACAACAGTAACAAACCCTTACTGGGAGTCTAACCCTTGGAATGCGGTAGGTGCCACAATGAATGTTACATCTATAAATTCAGGTCACTTAGGTCTAAATGGAGGTGACTTTATGATTTTTCAGAATAATGGCGTTGTGAGGGGTGATACTTATAACGTAGGCTCCGAAGACTTTGAATTTGATGCGGAGCTTTAAGGATGAGCAGTATGAACATTACTTCTGCCCAATACCTCCAACTTATGGGGGAAAACAGTTGCATTTGGGCAACCATCGACGGCGTAGAAATGTCTGTCCCCCTAGACCCAGCCAACCGCCACTACGCTGAGATACTGCGGCAGGTGGAAGCTGGTACGTTGACCATACAGGATGCTGACTAATGCTCTTTGGCTCTACACCCTTTTCAGTTAATGCATTCGGTGCTGGCGGTGAAGTACGTTTTGACGTAGCAGGTGTAGCAGCCACAGGCAACACCAACACCGTAGTAACTGTGTCTGCAGCTAACACAGGCTTGACAGGCGTACAGGCTACTGGTGTAGCAGGTAACGTTGTTGTAGTAGCTGAAGCAAATACAACTGTAGCTAGTGTCTCCAGTATTGCAACCTTAGGTAGCGTAGTAGTAGATGCACAAGCCGTAATTAGTGCACAAGGACTTGACTCTCAGGGTTATATAGGTATAACTACTGTATTGGCTAAAGCTAACCTTAGCCTAGTTGCACCTTCTCTAAGTATTACACTAGGTACTACAGAGGTCACAGCTGATGCAGTCGTACTGCCCTTAGGTGTAGCTGCCAACAGTAATACCCCTACAGTCACAACTAAGACAGAGAACGTATTCTCTATTGTTAGTGCAGGCCTAGTCATACGTACTAAGGTTCCTACTGTTATTGAGGGTGCCTTTGACTATGAGAGCATTAAGCATCTATACTATAAGCCACGTGTCGTGTACACTATCGCTGAAGATGGTAGTAACGTAGTGCACGTACAGCCAGAGAACAATGTCGTGTATATCGACGAACAACAAGGTAGCAATACCGTCTATATTGCAGCTTAAGGATGAACCATGGCATATAAGTGGCCCGACAAAGATAAAGATGAGATTACTGACTTCAGTGTAGACTGGTCCCGCTTCCTGAGTGGTGACACTCTGTCAGCTGCAATTTGGTTCATCAAGGACTCTACAGACACAAAAGTAAGACTTTCTGATGCTCAAGTAGTTGAAGGCCTACAGTTTGTTACTGGTACTATCTCAGGGCAAGTAGCTACGGCTCGTTTCTCCTTAGGTACAGACAATGTACGGTATACCGTTGTATGTCAGATCACTACAGGTAATGGCTTGCAGTATGAACGTTCCATCTTTCTACGTGTACGGGAGAAGTAAGCCATGTCATATGATTATATCAGTATCGTTAATGACGTTAACCGCCGCCTCAATGAGGTAGAACTTACAGCAACTAACTTCCCTTCAGTCACAGGCTTCTACAGCTTCGCTAAGGATGGTGTCAACGCAGCTATTCGTCATATCAACCAAGAAGAGTTTGAGTGGCCGTGGAACCACGCTGAAGAGACAGAGGTATTACTACCTGGTACTGTACGTTACTCTATGCCTTACGACTCTAAAACCATAAACATGAACACATTCCGCATCCGTGCCGATTCTGCATTGGATGTAGATACCATTAAGCTTAAGTCTATTAGCTACGAAGAATGGCTTGACAAATATGCGGATTCAGAGTATAACTCTAATACTGACAACAGAGGCATACCTAAGTATGTTGTACGTACAATTAGTAGAGAGCTTATCTTCTACCCTGCACCAGATAAAGCATATGAAGTCGTATATGAATACTTCCGTACAGGCTATGACCTAGAGAAAGCTACAGACGTACCTTCACTCCCTGAGCAATACAGATATACCATTGTAGATGGTGCCATGTATTACGTCTACCAGTTCCGTGGTGACATGCAGGCCGCACAGCTCTCACTCCAGAAGTTTGAGCAGGGTATCAAACAGCTTCGTAGCTTGCATATTAACCGTACTGACTACCTTAGAGACACACGAGTGCGATTCTAATGGCTACACAATGGCAGACATTCCCTATTGAGTTTAGAGGTGGTCTCATCTCAAACCTTAGCCCTCTGCAGCAGGGCACTAATGCCGTGGGTTCAGCTACCATTCTGCAGAACTTTGAAGCTACCAAAGAAGGTGGCTACTCTAAGATTAGAGGCTACGAGAAGTACAGCAATGAAACCCTCCCTGGGTCAGGGCCTGTACTTGCACTTAAGGTTATTAGCTCTGGGCGTATTGTTGCAGCAAGGCAGAATGCATCTAATGTAACTCAGTACTACTATAGTACAGGTGGTGCTTGGACTTCTATGGGTGCTCTATCTTTGCTTGGCGATAAAGCTAGACATACCATGTATAACCTAGATGGTACAGACAGGGTTTTATTTGTTGATTCCTTCAATTACCCTATTACGTATAGTACCAGTGGCAACACAATCACGACCATCAATGGCCTGTCTGATGTACAAGGTGCTACGCATGTAGCTGTCTTTAAGGATACAGCCTTCTACGCTAAAGATAACGTTGTGTACTTCACTGCACCTTTTAGTGTAGATGATTTTAGTTCAGCCAACGGCGCTGGGTCTATCAACGTTTCATCTGAGATAACTGGCCTAGCCGTCTTCCGTGATCAGCTCATCATCTTTACCTCTGACAGCATTAAGCGTCTTACGGGTAACACATCATCTGACTTCCAAGTAGCACCTATTACAGATCGTATTGGCTGTATCAATGGTGATACTATCCAGGAAGTAGGCGGCGACATTATGTACCTGGCCCCTGACGGTATCAGACTACTTAGTGCTACTGACCGTATTGGTGACTTCGGCCTAGACATTGCATCAGATCCTATCGCTAAGGATGCCACTACATTCTTGGGTAGCACCCCTAACTTCTCCTCCGTGCTTCTACGTGAGAAGGCTCAGTATCGCATCTTCGCTTACATCCAGTCTGAACAGTCTGCTGCAGCTAAAGGTCTTATCGCTACTAAGTTTATCTCTCAGGGTGCTACAGGCATTAGCTGGTCTACTACCTTTGGTATCAAGGCGTTTGTAGCTGACAGTAGGTACTCAGGTACAACTGAGACGGTTGCATTCGCTAATACAGACGGTTATGTTTACATCATGGAGACAGGCTCAAGCTTTGATGGGGAAACCATTGATGCTATCTATGAGTCTCCTTACATGCCTGTTACTGATCCTCAGATGCGTAAGTCATTCTACAAGATGACCTTGTATGCTGAGCCTTCTGGTACTATGGAGCTAGACCTTAACGTAAAGTACGACTTTGGTACTACATCTAATACAGGCCTCATCCAACCTACTACACAAACCATATCCAGTACGGGTGCTAAGGTGTCCATCTTTGGTTCATCTAGCTCTATCTTCAGTACTTCAGCTTATGGTGGCCAGCTAGACTTAGTATACCCTACCAACATTATTGGTTCAGGTAAGACTATTGCTATACGTGTGGAGGACATCTCTACTAACCCTACATTCACTCTAGACACAGCCCTGCTAGAGTTTAGACAAAACGATAGACAGTAAGGACTAAAACATGGCAGGTTATACACGTCAGGATACTTCAAACAACATCTCCAACGGTAACGTTATTGATGCCGACGACTTTGATGCGGAGTACAATGCTGTAGAAGCTGCGTTTAACGCTACATCGGGTCACACACATGATGGTTCAGCTGGTGAGGGTGCTCCTATCACTAAGATGGGGCCATCACAGGATCTCATTGTTTCAGGCACCCAGGTACTCCCTAAAGTATCCAACACCCTAGATCTAGGCTCAGCTGCTGTACAGTTTAAGGATGCCTTCTTTGATGGTACTGTAGATACAGATGACCTTAATGTTTCTGGTGCAGCTACCGTTGGTTCTACATTGGATGTAACAGGTGTAGTCACTGCTCCTAGTGGTGTAGTAGGTGACGTAACAGGTGATCTTGTAGGCGATGTTACAGGTACAGTAAGTAGCATTGTTAACCACAACACAGACGCCCTAACTGAAGGCTCAACCAATCAGTACTTTACACAGGGTAGAGCACGTGTCTCTATCTCAGCTACAGGG